ATGGCGCTGATGACCAGCGCCTTCATCGCGTCGGGGTTCTTCACGCCGCCACCGACACGCTTGGTGCAGTAGAAGCTGATGAAGGGCTTGTTCGTGTACGGGTCGCGCAGCACGCGGAAGCCGATCCGGTCGATGACCAGGTACGTCTCGCGCATGTCGCCGAACAGGATTGGCGCCGCACCCGCCGCCACGTTCGGCATGTCGGGGATGTCGACGATCGGCGCGCCGAGCAGCGTCGAGGGCTGGCCGACCTGATAGGACGGCTGCCAGAGATAGCGCTTCTGGCTGTCCTGAAGCAGGCGGATGCGGCCCATTGTCAGGCGGTTCATGAACCACTTGGCATTGGGCGTGTACATCGCCGGCAGGTCGTAGACGATGTTCGACACCTGATCGGCCGTCAGGTCCGCCGCGGCGCCACTGTTGCGCGTGCTGATCGCGCCCCACGGGTGGCGGGCCGCCGCCGTGCCGCCGGTGATGTAGGCGAGCACGCCATACGGCTTGTTGGAGCCGTCGCCCGCGACGAAGGCGATGCCTTCCTGCCGGGCAAACTCGGTCTCGATTTCGTTCGGCAGCCAGGTCTCCATGTTGACCTCGCTGTCGTCGAGCAGGTCCTGCGACGCTGCGGCGTTCGCGTAGATCTCGCCCGGCGCGAACGGCAGCGCGGTGAACTGCGGCGTTGAGGTGGCGGGCCGCGACGCGGTCTCGCCGACCCAGCCGGAGCCCAGCTGGCGGTCGGTGAACAGCTTGATGAAGCCCGCCTTGCTGATCGACTGGACCGTCGCCTCGGCGCGCAGCGGCGAGATCAGCTTCAGCCGTCCGGTGACGGTGCGATCCCACTCGATCGGCGCGGTGAGGCCGCCGTCTGCCGGCGAGCCCTCGGACATCGCGGCCCGGATGCCGACCTTCTGCTCGGCCTTGAGCTTCTCCTCCTGGTCGCGCGTGCCCTCGCGCATGTAGGAGCCGAAGAGCCCGGTATAGGCCGCGTCGACCGGCTTGCCGGCATTGCCGAGCACGTCGTGCGCCGCCGCCTTGGCCGCGTCATCGATCGCCTTCTCGAGGTCGCCCAGCGTGGCGTTGATCGTCGCCAGCTTCGCGTCGATCAGCACGTCGAGCTTGCCCTGGAGCTTCTCGTCGTGGGTCGACTTGAACTCCTCGAACGCGCCGTTGAGCGCGGCGATCATCGCCTTGGGGTCGCCCGTGGCATCGGCGCGGATCGTCACGCCGAGCAGCGCGCGCGGAACGCGCACCGCCGGGGAGGCGTCCACCTCGTACTGCGACAGGTCGAGCGTGGGGGCGGTCAGCGCCAGCGTAGGCTTGTGGCGCGCGAGCATGGCCCGGAGCGGGGAGGCGAGCACCGTCGCCACCGCCGCAAGGGCAGTCTTCGTCTTGTACTGCATTGAAGTGCCTTTCAGCTACGGATGGTGGTCAGCAGGCGGTCCATCTGGGCCACCAGCTCGGGGTCGCCGCCAGCGCCTGGCGTGTCGGCTTCAGAGGCAGCGCCGGGCGTGCCCTTGATCTTGTTGATGTGGTCGCGAGCCTGCGCGCGGGTGTAGCCGCCGGCCACCAGCCGCAGCTCCATGGCGGTGATGGCGGCGCGCTCGCGGTCCGCCGCCTTGGTGCCGGGGTCGCGCTTCGTCTGATCGGCCGGCAGGAGGGCATCGGCGAAGCCGCGGTCGATCGCCAGCGCGCCCGACATATAGGTCTCGGCGTCCATCCATTTCTGGCAATCGGCGAGGTTCTGACCGGAGGCGTTGGCGTACACCTGCGCCATGGCGAGGTCGAAGGGCTCAAGGAAGGCCGCGACCTCGGCGAAGTCATGCCGATTGCCGACTGCGCCGCACCAGCAGTTGTGGATCATGAGGAACGCGGCTGCGCCGATTTCGATCGTGTTGCCCGCCATCGCGATGACGGAGGCGGCCGAGGCGGCCATGCCCATGATCTTCATGGTGATCGCCTGCGGATGCTCGCGCAGGACATTGTAAATGGCGAACCCCTCAAAGACGTCGCCGCCGCCCGAGTTGATCTGTACCTCGATCGGTCGATCGCCAATCGCACGCAGCTGCGCGCTCACGTTCTTGGCCGTCACGCCGCCGCCGGTCCAGAAATCCTCGCCGATGTCGCCGAACATGGTGATGATGTTGTCGCCGGTCGCGACCGCACGCACGCCGGCCGCGTCTTCCGACCAGCGCTCGACGACGTTCGCCTTCGTCAGTGCCGACACGCGGCGATCGGCAGGTACCGGCAGGGCAGACGGCCGATCGCGACCGTTGACGCGCCCGACGATGCCGCGCGGGCGGGCAGCCGCCGTCGGCAGCGGTCCTGGCTTGCCAGGCGCCGGTCGGCTGTTGATTGTCTGGACGGCCGCCGGCTTGCCCGGAGCGCTGCGCTGGTCGGTCATTTCGCTGGATCCTTGCGCGGGGCCGGCGCAGACGCCGGGTCGGGCGGGCTTGGGGTGGCGGACTTGCCGCCCATGGGCAGCTTGTCGCCGCCGTCGATCCGGTTGAGGTCGAAGTTTCCGCGGACCTCGTCCTGGGTCATCCAAGGGTTCGTGTTGCCGAGCGCCTTCGCGAAAAAGTCGGCCTGATCTTTGAGCGAGCCGCGCAGCAGCGCGCCGTCGTTGAACTTGGCGTAGAGTACGTCCTGCTCGGCATCGGTCAGGCACCGCTCCACCGCCTGCTCCCACGCGACGAACCAGCCCAGCAGGCAGTAGGTGACGAAGAATTGCCCCAGCACCTCGACGCCGGTGCCCCAAGTCGTATCGTCGAGCATCGCGAGCGGGCGCGGCACACCGGTGAAGCGGAGAAGCTCTTCCGACTGGCGCTGGCGGGTCTCAAGTCCCTGCGTTTTATCCGGGTCGGCCGTGAGGGTGTTGGCCTTCAGGCCCTCCTCAAGGATCATCCACTTTTGCGCGTTTTCGGCCGATGCGTATCGCTCCTCCAAGCTCTCTCGCAGGCGCGCATAGGCGGTATCCGAAAGACCCTTATCGGACTCCAGCGCGCCGCCAACCATCACGCCCTGACGGAACAGGCGCCCCGCCGCATGCTCAGCCTGCACCGCGATCCCGATTGCCTGAGCGGCAACGTCCAGCAGGGAGACGCCAAGCAGGCCGTCCAGAGTCACCGGTGAGCGAAAGTGGAACACGTCGGTCGCGGGAAGGATTTTCGACCCGCCGCTGACCGGGTTGTACCGGAACGTCAGTTGGTAGCTATCCGACAGGAGCGGCGTGACCGTGCCGCGTTTCAGCGGGATCAGCGACACGATCCGGCCGCGAAAGCCTCGCACCACCAGCGCGTAGGCGTTGCCGTCGAGCAGCGCCGCCATCTGCATCTGCGACTTGAACTCGAGCGCCGTCTGGTAGTCGTTCGGCTTGCGCTTCAGCACGCCAAACAGCGGATGGTCGCGAGCCTCCTCGGTGTCGCCGTTCGGCAGTCGCCGCATCAGGTGAACCGGCAGCATGCCGATCGACGTTGCGATCAGGCTGATCGACCGGAAAAAGGTGCTGTTGCGCAGCGCCATGTGCTCGCCGACCGCAACGCCTGCCGACGTCTGCCGGCCGCCGCCGAGGAACGCTGCCAGCTGCGGGTCCTTGAGGTCCTCGAAGACGTAGCCTTCGCTCAGCGGGTTGGGCTGATAGGCCCAGCTCGCGTGCGGGGTCGTCAACCCGCTGGCTGACGATCGGCGATAGTGCGCGACGGCGCGGTATGCGTCTGGCGACATGCCGCTCCCTTCAAATCATTCGGATGCCGCGAATCTCGTAGACCGAGGCTCCCACCGCCACTGGATTGCGGCTCATCAGGAACACGGCGTTGAACAAAGCGATCAGCGGATCGATCTTCGCCTTGCCCGCGACCTGCTTTGTGATGAGCACCGCGTTGCCGCGCTGCTCGGACTTGGCGTTGCCGGCACACCAGGCCATGAGTTCCTGGTCGGCATGCAGCAGCGTGCCGTCCTTCAGCTTGCGCTCGGTGCCCCATACGGCGCCCGAAAGGCGAAAGCCCTGCGTCACAGCAACCATCTGCTTCTCTGTGAAGCCGCGCCCGTTCAGCTCGTCAATCAGCGCTGTGATGCCGGCCGGATCCAGCCCGATCGCGTATTCATCCGGGAAGAGGTTGGCGTCCTTCACCCGTACCAGAATGTCGGCGAGCTCGACCAAGTCCTGCGTCGGCTCGCTACAGCGGGTCAGCGTTCCTTCGCCGATGAAGTCGCGCAACCGGCTGACTATGTCTTTGCGGCGCTCGAACACATCCTCCTGCGCCCAAGCGCGGGACCAGGTCAGCCACTTCTTCGTCGCCTTGTGGCGGCCGATGAGTGTCAGGCCGAGAAGGTCGTCCAAGCCGCCGCCATCGACGCCCGCGACAACCACCTCGACGATCGCGAGGAACTGTTCCAGCGTGCCGTCCCACGTACCAACCGGCGCGGTCGCCGCCTCCCAGTACAGGGCGCCAACCCAAGCGTCGTGACGCAGCCCGACACCGATCTCGACGTTCAGGTGCTTCGCGTAGAAGACCTGCTTGGTGCCGTCTTCTGCGTTCTCCACCATGCGGAACTCGCTCTCCAGCCACTTCTGGCTGACCGAGCGGCCGAGGTTCGGGTTCGTGATATAGAAATTGGCGGGGTCGAGGTGTTCACCATCGGCGATCATCTCGTCGGGGTACTCGTAGAGGACCGGCAGAAACTCCGGGTCATCGATCAGCCCGTCGCGGACGTCGCGGGCATAGGCCAGCTTCTCCTTGAACGTGCCGGCGGGCGGCTCGTCGGACTGCGTCGTCAGGTAGAGGGTGTAACCCTCCGGCCGCGACACCTGTCCACCGGTCGCCTCGCGGAACATCGCGTCTGCGGCCGGCTTCTTGCCGAACAGCCACAACTCATCGACTAGTACCCGGCTGGCTTTCTTGCCCGACACCGTCGCGCTGTCGGCCGCCACCACCTTCAGAGTTGCCTTGGTGATGCGGTTGGTGATGAGGCGGACGTGCCCTTGAATTTGAAGCAGGTCGGTCAGTTCCTCGTCTGCCGAGATCATGTCGCAGGCGGGCTTGAAGCTGTTGCCGGCGACCTCGATCGTCGGCGCCAGGATCAGGTTCTCGTCCGATTCGCGCCAGCCACAGATCAGCTCGGTGAGCATGATGCCGGCGGCGATCGTCGACTTCGTGTTCTTCTTCGAGACGAGCAGCAAGCCCTCGCGGATCAGCTGCTCGCCCGTCTCCGGGTTATACGCGCCGAAGATCGCGGCGGCGAAGTCCAGCAGCCACTCGTCGGCCGACTCGCCGATCGTC